CCTCTAGTATCTAATAAAGAATCTTCATCTACATAACCTAATCCACCAGCTATACCTGATGACACAAAACCATATTTTGCAGCTTTGTATAATGTTCTAGTTTTAGTTACAGGTATTAACCATCCTGCAGGATCTAATATTGCACTACCAAAATATGCAGCAGCAACTAGATAATTAGTACTACCATCTTCATTTTCCATGTATTCATATAACTTTTTTTGGTCATCTTGCATTTGTTTTTTATTTCCAAATCCAAGATTAGTATCTGTTATTTGAGATACACCTCTTACTGTGTCAAAAAATCCTAGTTTAGTTGCAAACGCTACTTTGTCCCATAAATCTGCATCACCATCTATATTTTCTTTTTCTAAATCTTTAGGTAAATATTTTTGATAAGGATTATCATCAAAAGCACCAGCTTCAATCCTATCTTCATTAGATAAATTTTTGCCAGGATTATCTTTAGTTGTTACACTAAATTTATTTCTGTCTTCTTCAGATAAATACTTAGCGTATGGATTATCATTAGAAGTTTTATTAGGAAGTTCTACTCCCTTTAAATATTTTGCATATGGATTATCCATTATTACAATCCGTATTCAGATAAATTATTAGTTCCTAATCTTTGTCTTAAATCATTTTTAATTTCTTCAATAGAAGGATCATTAGGATCATTAGCTTTTAATATTCCTATTGTATATCTAGCAGCTGTTACAAATGATGGTTCAGCTGTTTGTGCACCTGAATATGTTAAACCTTGTTGTGGTAAATATTTTTCTCTAAAATATCTTTCTCTAGAGTATTCATTTAAAGTCATTGTTCTTTTTTCAGCATCAGGTAAATTATTATAATCTTCTCGATATCCTTCTTGTAGTGTTCTCATACCACTAACTTCATTTAATGTATCATCTTTAAATTGTGCATTAGATGCTTTTCTATATCTAACTTGATCTTCAGGTTTCATACTTAAGAATACACTTTCACTATCAGTGCTATCTCCAAATATCTCTTCAAAGCTAGGAAGTTTAGTTGTAGTAGTATCTTCTTCTGGTGGAACTGGTGCTACTGTTTGTGTTTCTCCAGTAGTCATAGTTTCTGCAGGTTGTTCTTTTGTTTCACCAATACCTAATTGATTCATGATAGTCATAGATCCTAATTGGTTTTTAGTAAGATTACCCATTACAAATTTTTCTTGATCAGCCATTGAACTAAATCTTTTTTCTTTTCTAGATGCATATGTACCACCATCTACACCTTCAAGATATGCTTTTAATTTAGTTTGATTAATACCATCACCTTCAGATAACATTTCATTAATAGTTTCAAAGTCAGTTGCTAATCCTGTCATAAAACCAGCTTGATCCATATATTCTGCAACATCATTTCCATATACTTTACTAACTTGATTGTATGTATTCTCTCTGTTCTTTTCTCTCTTTTGAAATTCTGGTAATGTATTATTATAAAAGTTTTCACCTGCTTGTCTTATAATATCTTCTTTCAATCTATCGTTTGCTTCTGTGTTTGCTATCTTTGCACCAAGGTATCCTGTTGCAATACCTCTTGCCATTCTACCAAAATCTATAGCCATTATTCTTCCTCCTTAACAGGTGCAGCCATTAACCCACCTTGTGGTTTAGCTCCAGTATCTTTAGCGATACCCATAGCCATCTTCTCAAAGTCATCTTTATTCTTTTTAATTTTAGAAATAGATTGCATTTGTTTTTCATTTGTTAAATCTTGCATAGACATTCTAAATTTCTTAACACCACCATGAATACCTACAGCTGCAATCATTTTCATTACAGGTTCTGCAATAATAAATGCTACATCAGGTGTCCACTTACCTTCAGTAAATCCTGCAAATATAATTATTCTACCTATTGCTTCTACAGGAATACCTGCATCTAGCATAGCAATAACTTGTTCTGCAAACTCTGGTTGTGATAATCTGTCCCAAACATAGTCAGCAGCTTCTGATGTATCTGTATATTGTGGAGCATGTTCCCATGGATAATTACCAGGTTTATCTGTAAAACTTTGACCAGGAACTGGTGCATCAAAAGGATTATTTTCTGCTTCTCTAAATTTGTCCATGTTTCTCCTATGTGTATAAATTTCTGTTTCTTAAACCTTTAGTTAATCTATATTCCCACTCAGCATTTAATGTATCACCATCAACTGTTTTCATTCTCATATCAGGTGATCTTGCATCTCCCATTGCTTGAGTTCTCATTGAATAACTTCCAAGGCTAGGTGCTTGTACACTAGTATCTATTGGTCTAAACTCACTAGCTCCAGGTTTCTTTTCAAATAAACCACTTACTTTAGAGCCAATCATTGCACCAATTTTAGAACCAGTTGGGCCACCAACAGCTCCACCAATAGTGCTACCGATCCAACTACCAGCTTTACCTACTGCACCTTTAATAATATTTCCTACGCTTCCTAATTTATCAAACATTTATTCTCCTTAACCACTTAATAAATCAAATCCAAACTTACCAATCATTTGATACATTGCATCTTTAGATGATTGATCTTGTAAGTCTACAGCTGTAGATCTTTCTAATGCAGCCATAGCTAAGTTATGATTTCTATTTGCATCATTCTCAGAAGATGTATTTACCCAAGATGCTTCATCTCTCCATTGTTGCCATGCAGCAGATAAAGCCCAATTAGATAGGTTTAATAAGTTCTGAGCATTAGCTTGATTAGCAGCATTAGTAGCAGCTGTATTAGCTGTGTTAATAGATCTTCTCCAAACTACATTTGATTGGTCTATTTCTCTTTGATTGTTTACATTAAATTGTTGTCTTTGACTTTCTAATGTTG